CTTGCCGTGGATGCGGCGCGGCGAAGGTTAGAGTGGGCCTACAATCTCTTCTGCACATTGGGCGCAAAGGTGAGCGGTGGCGTCATTGGGGAAGCGAGCAAGCCCGATAGACGGCTCCCGCGTCCCATCGGCGAGGCATTTATCACACAATATGATTGAACCCTTCGGCGGATAAACCGAATCAATCAATGCCTTAGATGGGCGCGGAATATACGCCCAGTGTGTGACCCGCCATTGAATAGGGCGCTCTGGCTGCTCCATTTGCGTGTACCAGACGCCCGTATCCTTGTGAAGTTGAGCAATCCCCCCGTAAACGAGAACATTTGTTCGATCAGGCGGACAAATCCTCGCCGCATTGATCCATTCAACCAGGGAAACATTGTCAGCAAAGGCAGGCTTGCCGGTAGCCTCTTCGATTGAAAGAAACCCGTTGTTTGGCGTCCGCATTTGTTGGAGCATGGCATCGACTAGCCGTTGGGCTTCTTGCTTACCAATCATGGCTTCCCTCGGAGCGGTACGGATTTCTTCAAGGCGTTCGCGCGTGAACTGCCAGGTAGAGAAAGCCAGACCGCATCCACAACACGGTCCGCCTTTGTGGTAGCACTGGCAATGGCCTCCAGCCGCGCTCCTGCATGTCGTTGGGCCGGGGCAGTTATATTTACTTGAAGTCATGCCAACACCACCGTCTTGCCAGCGGCATACAATCCCTTGACGATGCAATCGGCCATGATGAGCGACTCTTCCATGTTCAGCTTACGGGTCTTAACCACTTCCCGGATAACGTCCGAACGCCGAATCGATTCAGCGGACACATACTTCCCGGCGATCCGGCTGGCGAGTCTAAGCAATTGAGATTCAGTCATTTTCATTCTCCACGCCGTTGGTTACGGCTGATCTGTGTGTGTGAAATCATCCCTCTTGCGATTCTTCGGTGAAAGACTCAACCGTGTAGTCCTCGGGATTTGAGAGCGATATGCGGAAGCTCTCCGCTTCCCGTTGGCCCTGAAACTCTCCGGTATCAAAGCGACCGCTCTTCTTGAATTCGCCTCTTGCATCCACCACTGCAAAGATCGTGTTTTTCATCGTGATTCCCTCCATCGATCAACTGCATCGATGTATTCAATGTATCCGTTGCGTGCAATGTTGTCAATAGGTGCGCAAAAGAAACCTGTGGAAATCTCTTAACTCACGCAGATTCAATGCGGATTGAGTGCGGATTAAGGTCTGATGTACTCTGAAGCCATGGAAACAGCCATCCCAGGACGCAAACGTGGACTCGCACCGGAGATACGTAAGACAGCTTTGAGGTATCCAGAACTGTCAAAGGCAGAGATCGCGCGCAAAGTCGGCTGCACCAGGGGAAACGTTTCAATCGTCCTCGACACGTTCCTCGACACCAAGTCTCCAGAACAGCTACGGGATTACCAGGAAAACCAGGCAGACATATTTGATTCGCTCGCTTATAGGCTACTTGAGTCCGTAACGCAAGATAAGTTATACAAAACAAAGCCGATGGAGGCAATTACCGGCGCTGCGATCTTGATCGACAAAGCAAGGCTCGTGCGCGGCCAGGCCACCAGTATCAACGCCAATGTTCTCATAGACTTGGTGCGCGCAGTGAGGGCAGAGCAGGCAGGGGGTACATTAGGGGGTACTCTCGATGGCTCTGTCGTTAAATGATTGATAGTGCTAGCCTTACAGATTGATTCGAGTCCTTGTCTAGCATTCACATCGGCGCGGGATGGTCGAGCGTAACTCTCGAGCAATCAACGCGGCCCATCAAAAAGCAATCTCACCCCACCCCCATGCCCCCCTTTGAGCCGGGGTGGGTGCGCACGGGTACGATCACTCCCAGCGATTTTTCCCGCTAAAAGGTGTTCGCTTGTGTTACAGTGTGTTCATGAGTAACACAAAACTAGTTTCTTTCCGGGTTCCTGTTGACGTTCTCGCAGCGATTGATTTGGAGGCGCGGGAAATGCGCTCGTCTCGTTCTTGGGTAATGGTGCGGTGGTTGTCTAGTGTGTCTGGAGAGCGTTCGGCGCATTATGGAGAGGAGGGTAAGAATGGAACTTACGGTGTGGCCACGAACGATGTTGGAGAATTGGCTGGGGTTCGAGCGGGAGTTAGCGGAGTTGTGCGAAAGGGTGTGTCCGGGCAGCGGGCCGGAGTACGTTCAGAGGCTCATAGCTCGGGCGGAGGAGTTGTTGAAGCGCGACCGCCAGATCGTTCTTCTGATGTTGGGCGAGGTATTTCGGTCTCGCGCGCTTGCCCTGAGTGCGGATCGTTGAGCGGCCACCAGAAGTTCTGCGCGAAGAAAGGGAAGCGATGAAATGAAAAAGATTGAATGCCCGCAGTGCAGGCGATTGATTGAGATTGAAGCTCAGTGGTTTGGCTTTAACGCCGCAGGAGCGCCGGTTCAAGTTCAGCAAGCGCACAGCATGTCGCAGGGAAGTGAAATTCAATGCGTGTGTGGCAAGAGTTTGTAGTTACGCAGAGAGTTATGGAAGCGAAGAGGAGGAAGCGATGAGCGAGAAGAGGTATGTTGTCCCGGAAGGGATGCTGGAAGCGGCTAAGGATGCGCTCTATCTTATAGACCCCGTACGCTCTGAAAGACTTCTTGATGTGGATTGCACTGAAGCCCTCGAAGCCGCCTTGCGCTGGCAGAGCGAGAACTGGGTGGTGCCGACACTGCAAGAGATGAGCGACTGGGTTGAAGGCGAAGGTCGGGAAATATGCAGGCATGGTCACTTCGCGGAGATAGCTTTAGGAGCAATCATTGAGTGGCAGCGCCGCATGTACCTCGCGCCGGAGCCCAAAACTCCGGATCGTATAGATCTTGTGGAGATTATGGATCTTATGGATCGCACTTTCGCGGCGCGTTATGGCATAGACGATCCAAACCTGCCGGGACTTGGGCCTTCGAAGCCTGTCGCCGCCGCACCGCGCCGTCCTCGACCTCCGTGCGCGATGCGTTAGACTCCCATCATGGCCCGCAAAGTCTCAGCGCCGGTTCCCGACATTCTTCAAGGTTACGTTCCTGGTGACCCGGCGAGCCTTCAGGCCGCCAAGGCGGACGTTCGGGAGACGTTCAAGATCGCCATGCTGCGGATGATTCCTACCCAGGAGAGGTTTATCCGGGTGAAGAACAATCGTGGCCGGATGCCCCGAACGCGGCTGTTTGAGGGCGCAAACCAAAGTGGAAAATCTCAGATCGGAGTGGCGGAGGATATTGCTCACGCGATTGGATTCAGGCCGTGGCTGGATGAAAACGACCCCGACTACCGAGTGAATGTGCGCGTTCCCAATCAAGGCCTCATGGGCTGCGAAGTTGCGGGTCAATCCCTGGTGCAGAACATCGAGCCGCGATTCATGTCGTTGATTACCAGATACTGCCAGGCGGAGAAAGATAGATACTCGGACGGGTCGATCAAGAGCCTTCACCTTCCGTGCGACATTTATGGGAGGCCGTGCGGATCGACGGTTCACTTCCGGTCGTATGTGCAAGATGCGGAGTCGTTTGAGGGAACTCTATGGGACTGGATTCACTGGGACGAGCCGCCGCCGCAGGCGATCCTGAATGCCGCCGAGCGCGGCAAGATGAAGACCAACGCGCCATCGTGGCTTACTATGACTCCCCTGAAGGAGCCGTATATATATGACCTGTTCTCTCTGAACGCGTTCAACAACGGCGGCGAGGATCAGGAGATCGCGGTTTTCCGATGCTCGGTTTGGGAGAACTGCCAGGACTGGTGCAGGGATTGCAAGATCTCCATACCGGAGAACGATCCGGAGCGCCTGGAGATCGGCCAAATGCGGCCGGTGAACAACTGTCCAGGATGCGGGCGCGTCATGGGATTCATGCCTCGCGCGGGCATCGACAACTATTTGAAGAAGATCACCGACCCGGACGAAAGGGAAGCCCGCGAAGAAGGAAAATGGAAGCATCTTTCGGGACTCGTCTACAAGGAATTCGACCGTGCCGCGCACCAATATCCCGACTTCGATATTCCCAGAGACTGGATGCGGATTGAAGTTGTGGACCCGCACGACAAACGTCCTACCCGTTGGCTGTTCGGCGCGGTTTCTCCCGAAGAAATCGAGATCGACGGCAAGTTGGCGAACCGGATTTACTGGTACACCTATCTCCTGGCGCAGGGAAACATCGGCGGTATAGCGCGGCAGGTGAAGGTCAAGCGGGCGGAGTTCGACTACCGCGAGCCGACAATGGTGATTCTGGACGCCAAGTACGGTTCGAGGACGGTGCAGACCGGCGAGGATACGACAAGCTGGGAAGAGGAATTGTACAAGGCCGGCATCCGGGGAATTGTGTTGAGCCACTCGGCGCCGGGGGACGTTACCCTGGGGCACAAGATGGTAAAGGGGTATCTGGCCCAGCACTACTCGGCGTTGAAGGACCGCTCTTTCCCCGGCATGATGTTCGCCGAGCGCGGCTGCAAGGGAGACCGCG